TACTCCATGTGAGCCTTTGTGTGACCATGAGCCTTTTGGTGCTTTGCAAGTGTGTTCTTTTGTCTGGTAGTGAGCTTCATCTTCTTTTTTGATATTTATTGTAGATAGCTGCGTCTGCTGTTCTTGCTTTGTCACCTCTCATATAGCTGTTTACTCGACCCATAGCCCACGCACCCATAGGAACATTTCTTGACCCAGCAGAAAGATAAGCACCTTGTCCCTTGCGATAGACTTCCGCAAGTTCTCCATAGAAAAACTTAGTCCCATCAGCTTTTTTCTTGAGACTACCTTTTACTTTTTCGCTTAGTGGTTTTCTTCTTTTTGCCTGTGACATTTTGTTTAGTGCGTGATTTAGATACAGCTTTTATATCAATATACTCTCCTTTTCTATAAGCTTCGGCAGTTCTCTTTATTTCAGCCGCTTTCGCAGACTTGTTTTTAGAACCAGACAAGTATTTTTTGGGAATACCTGTCTTTTTGTCCTTTGGAACTCGCCTTAGTTTTCTAGTCACTTTTTAGTTTTCTTTTTAGCGGTGGGCTTAGTTTCTTTGGGCTTTTTTGTTTCTTCTTCGCCCTGTACCTTAAAAATATATCCCATTATTTTTTGCCTCCTTTCTTTTTCTTTTTTGTTCCTTTGGGCTTCATTGATCCGTAGTGTGAAGGCATGACAATAAAAGTAGCTGTCTTTATCTTACTTCCTTTTGCGTTTTTTAGCAGTTGATAAAGCTATTGCTTGAGCTTGTTTTAATGTCTTACCCTCTTTCATCAGCAAACGAATGTTGCCAGAGATAGTTTTTTGTGATTTGCCTTTTTTAAGTGGCATTACAAATCCTTTGCTAGTGCTTGAGCTAAGTGTTGCAAATAATTGTGAATATCGCCATTAAAGAAATCAATTTTAATCAATGTATCTTTGATCTTTGCTGCCTCTTGTCCTTTTGTATGCTTGATTGCATCTATAACAACAGTAGAAGGAATAAGGTTTGTTGTTCCGTTAGCAGACTCAACAGAATAATATTGAAAGTCTAAATTCTTTTCGTTAAAGAAGGTTGTGAAAAAGTTGTTCATTGCGAAAGTTTGTATCTGTCAATATAATACACACTATTTGCCTTACTTGTCCACCCTTGCCCACTATTGACCTATAAGGTCAACAATTATTACTTGCTAAAAGATATTTTGCCTTTATTCAAATCTTTGACAAAAGATAAGAAATCCTTTGCCTCTCCAGCTTTTTGGACAAACTCATGTTGTTCATCAATAGACAAATTTAATGTATTCATCAATTTACCCAAATCCCTAGAATTTTGAGGATCGTCTATATTCATAATTTGGCTGATTTACTTACTACTATAGCCGATCTGTTGAGTATTACCCAGTAATCCATTGATGCTACTGTAACTTTTTTGGTTTTGTCATCAAGAAAAACTGTTGGTAGTGGTACTTGATATGCGTCAACTCCAAGAGCAGCATTAGCCGCCCCAACATCTTTGAACTCCAAACCAGTTAATTTTTCAGCTTCTTCTATAGTTGCCTTTTCCCATGCTTTATATTCCGTTTCATAAAATTTTGAATTTGGTCTAGCAGTGAATTTATCTAATCCTCCCTCCTCTTTCAAAGTGGAACCTTTCTTCCATGTTTTTATTTTGGCATCTTTTCTTAATCCAAATGCTGTAACTCTCTCATCAAGTAAATTTTCTGGAAACTTATCAGCAGCGTAATCTTTTCCATAGCTTTGAGCAAGCTCTAAAGCCTCTTTGTTTGATTTATCAATAACAGCTTTTGTACCATGATTACTTCTTGCGGCAGAATATGTGCCTCTTCCATAAATGCCTTCTCCACCGAAATGTATATCTCCATTTTTGCCAGTTCCTTTAAATTGATCTGTATAATTTTTTCTATTAACACCCCTAAACATTATTAAATTTTCACCATCAGCACCTTTCAAAAGTTCTTTGCTTTCTTTCAAATCTTTTACTGAGTTAACAAGTTTTGGCTTTTTGTTAAACCCTTGTCTCCAGTAAACATATTCTAAATTTGTATATAAATTTCGTTTTGGATCAGTTGGTTTAAGACCTTGTTTAATATTATCAATCATGTCATCAGTATCGCCATAACCACCTTCACCAAATACTTCAAATTGTCTTTTTGCGTGTTTTCTATATTCTTGTAAGTTTTTAAGCATTTCCTTGTCACTTAATTTTTTAAGTGGTTTTGATTTAACAAAGTCAGATGCTTTAGCAGTTTTTACAACCGCTTTAGGCTTGGGCTTTGGTTTAATATTTGTAGGCTTGCCATAGATCCTCTGTAAATCTTTCAAACTTCTTTCACTATCATCATCTCGAACAAGTTTCTTTATTGCCTTCTGTCCAGAGCCTTCCTTTTTTGCAAGACGCTTAAAATAATTTACTTTCTTTTCGTTACCTAAAGTCTTGACCTGTAATTTTTTATCTTGCTTCAATAACCACTCGCCATAAGTTGTATCTTGTGGAACTCTTCCTGTTGCACTTGGTCTAGTAACAACCTTGCCTACTGGTGGCGACTTCAAATCCTCAAAACCTTTTCTCTTACTTAGTCCTTCATAATCAACAACAGGAACTGTAGTAGATCGACAGTTGAAATGCTGTGGTGGTGTAGGGCCTCTATTATATGCAAAAGTCTTACCATCTAAATCCCTGCAAACTGCACTTGTTCTGCTATCAAGCGTTGCAACATATTGATATTTTGGTGCGACTTTACTGTTTGCTGCATATACAGCCTGTGATGCCTGATTCTGTACTTGGTTTACAGATGTTCTGACAATGGTTCTTATTTGATGATTTGCAAGCTTGGTAAGTTCACCACCAGCCAAAGCTTTTTGTCTAGATGAAAGAGCCTTCTGTCCAAACTCTAATTTGCCAGCCATGCGTCTTGCTATTTCTGCACTTGACTCTCCACTGAACACACCTTGCCTTATATGCCTTGTGAGTGCCTCTTTCTGACTATCAGCTATTCCTCTAAAAGCTTTCTCGACTGTTTGCCCATTTGGTAAAGTCTGCATTGCCCCTTGTCTTGCAGTCAACTCAAATTTGCCCTGCCCAAACTTTTTAAAGTCATCTTCTGTAAATTCTTTGCTGGTAAAAATATTTGTCTTAGTTGGGTCTGTTGTTACAAAAGACTTTGCATACTTTGGGCTTACTGCTACTGAATTAATTGGGATATTTCCTGATTTTACAGCTTTTTTTAGTTCATTCTCTATAAATCCAGCCTGTACCTTTGCCAAACCCTCTATCTCTTTTATCATTTGCTTTGTTGTCCCTTTCTGCCAATTATCCAAACTTGCTTTTGACTGGGCAATGATAGCTCTTAGTCTCTTTCTAGTTTGTGGTGCAATAACAACCCCTGCGTCTGCCTCTGCCTGTCTTATGTTTAATTGCTTAAGTTTCTTTGCCGCAACAAGAATTATGTCGTTATAAGTTGTCTGGAAATTGGTAGCTACGGCATTGCTGTATCTATTAAGATCAATGGTTTCTCTAAAAAAGACCTCTGGTGTACTCATTTATCATTCTTCTCCCTCTTCCTCCTCTTCTGGTTCTGGGTCAGGTTCTTCTGGTGGTTCTACTTCTGTAAGACCTCCCTGCTGTGTGCCTTCAATCTCTTCCTCTACGTCAAAGTCATCACCAAGCACCTCACCAGCAGATAGTTGATTCAACAAGGTTTCCTGAGTAATAGTTCCAGCAGTAAACAATGTAAGTAAACTTGTTATCTCTTGTGGTTCTAGTCTTGCACTTACAAAATCTCTATTAACGAAGCTACTGCCAGCATTAGGTTCATTGAGATATTCGCTATGAAACTTCAAACAATTATCAATCAAATCTTGCATCTGCTGTGCAATAACCATCATTGTGCTGTCATTCTGCGATCTATCAATCCTCTTAGCCTCTGCTGATTCTCCTACTAACTTCTGTCCAAGTACTGCCGCTAGTGACAATGTATTGATCTGCTCTGCAATATCTTTCAATCTTGTGAACTGACTGTCATAGCTATCACCAGAGGGGCTGATATATTCCATACGTGACTCAGGTGGTAATGATAGTGCCTCATTAGGGCCTGTTGTTATCTCGTCTGCATTTGGATAACCAAAGACAGCAAGCATAGGAACAGAACTGATATGCAAGATATTATCCAAGTCAGACTGTATCTGATAATGTTTAAGGTTAAGTTCTGCAATGTCATACAAAGGACTGCGGCTTTCGTAGTAACCAACTCTGTTGGAGTAGGCAATAGCAAAAGGAATCTTATCCTTAAGGCTCATTTCACCTTCATCAAATAATTTATATTCATTCTTTTTGTCATCTTTCCTGTGAATCTCATATCTACCCCTTTCTAATACTCTGATCTGTTTAATGATCTTGTCACCATACTTTCCATCTGGTTCAACAACCTGCTCCAATAAACGCAACTGCGTGAGTTGCCTTGCACCATCTATGATCTCAGACCTAAATCCTAAAATATCTTTTGGTGTATAAGTCACCCAGTATGGTCTAGTTTTGTCCCCTTCTTTTGGTGCATCTACTAACACTCCAACATGACCAAAGCTGATTGCCAGTCTTGCTGTGTTGTATAGCCAAACATTAAGATCATTACCCTCAAGGTCAACATCAAACAACTGTTCTCTAACTAAGTCAGATACATCATCAAGTCTTACTGGCTTCCTGACTAACATACCTGACAGCATCTTTTCAATACGCTGCAAATATGGCACAACTGTTGATCTACTTAGCCTTACGTCATAGCTATCATCTGTTTCTCTTGCCTCTT